CAACCCTCACATCTTATAGAAAAAAAGGTACTCCCTGACCCTGGGGGGATATTTCTTCCTATAGAACCCCACCCCCCTGAGGGTACAAAGGGGTCCCCCTCGGTCCTAGGGGGGTGGCCCCTTACACCCCAGAATCATTGAGGAAACAAACAGTACCAACAGGACCTATAGGACCTCCCCACTAACAGAATATTATTAGGTAATTAGTTACTAATACCGAATATAATTAGGTGAATAGTACTTACGGCAGAATTATGGGAAGAAAAAGAAAAGACATAAAGGTTAAGAAGAATATAACCAATCTTAAGCCCCAAGAGAAGTGGGGGATATTAGAGGACTATATGTCCCTAAAGATGTCTACCTCAGAGATAGCTAAGAAATATAAAGTTACATCTAAGAGTATCTCACACTTTATTAGAAGGTTCAATAGTAAATTCTACAATGCTAGGTCCATAAAGACACTAATGGTACAAACATCAGAAGCTTTAGCCTATAGGAAACAAGAGTTACTGGAGAAAACTAATCCAGAAACGTTAAACAAAGAGTTCCTTGAACTTGTCTCCAGGGAGGATGAACCTCTTACCCAAGAGGAAATCCTATTCGCTGAACTACTCTTAGAGTATGGAGATGATATAACTGCAATTAGAAGGGCTAATCTGGATGTTGGATTAATTAAAAACAATAGAGCTCTCTATAAGGAAGCTATGCAGATGAGAGCCTTTTACCTAAAGAAGAAGTTGAATGTTAGAGACTATATCACCCAAGCTAGGAAGAGAAACCTAGAACTAATAGAGGAAGGTAAGGAGTATGTACAACAGACTCTATTAGAAGTAGTTGAACAATTAAAGAACAGTGGTGATATTAAAACTACCAATAGTAAACTTAAGGCTATAGAACTAATAGGTAGAACTTTAGGTGTGTTTGATGATAAGCTATCTGTTAATCATTCCAATGGTGATGATGCACTAGATAGAATCTTAGAAATGGCAAGTGCCAATGGCGAATAGAGTATTAACAAAAGATGAATTTAACTCTCTAATATTAGCTTGGTCTAAAGATCACATACTAGCCATAGAGAGTTTATTCAATATTTCTTTAACTTCCCAACAGAAGAATTTAGTTAACTTAGCCAATAGTCAAACAGCCAGAGTTGCAGTATCTTCAGGTACTGGTACAGGTAAGACGAGTGTCCTAACTATGATGACCCTCCTATACCTAATGATACTACCAGACTGTAGGATATTAATTACATCTCCATCTTTTAATCAACTAAGCCGAGTATTCAGTTCTGAACTTAAGAAGTGGTATCGTAAGATGCCCAAGCAGTTTCAAGATTTTTTCACTATTACTAGGGATACCATTAGGTATACTAACTCTGAAAGGTATGAACAATTTGCATCTCTAGTTACAGCCTCAGTTGAAAACAAAGAGGCACTGCAAGGTGGTCATGCTGAGAATTATGTCATCTTCGCTGATGAAGCCTCTGGTATTAATGAAGAAGCTTTTGATATCCTCATAGGTACCTTAAGTACTGGTAAGGGTGGAAGGTTTATCCAAGTATCAAACCCTGTTAGATCCTCAGGAAGATTCTACCAAATATTCCAAAGTGATAAGGGTACCTGGGAGAAATTATATTTCTCTGCTATCGACTCACCAAATGTTAATAGGGAGTGGATAGAGGAGATGAAACAAACCTATGGAGAAGATTCTGATCTCTATAGGATGAGAGTATTGGGACAGTTCCCAAGAGTGGGTGTATCCCAATTCATAGGCTCTGATATAGTTGAAGCAGCTCTCTATAATCAACTAGAGCCTATTAGTTATATGAATTTCCCAAAGATAATGGGAGTTGATATAGCCAGATTCGGTGATGATAAGACTTGCTTTGTAGTTAGACAAGGACCAAGGGTTATAGATATTAAAACCTACACTGGTCTAAGTACAATGGAAGTTGCAGCTAGGGTATCTGAATACCAAGCTATACATAAATGTGTACAGATACATATAGATGCTATAGGGATAGGGGCTGGTACCTACGATAGATGTAAGGAACTTAACCTTCCAGTCGTGGAAGTTAATGTATCCTCTAAGTCAACAGAACCGAATGTTTATTGCAACTTAAGAAGTCAGATATGGGGAAAGATGAAAGACTGGTTGCAGAATGGAGCCAGTATCCCATACGAATATAAAGATATACTAGGTCCTGAACTTACCAGTATGGAGTATTTTTATAACTCTCGTATGCAACTACAACTAATGAGTAAGAAGGACCTAAAGAAAGCTGGTCATCCAAGTCCAGATGCTGCTGATGCACTTTCTTTAACTTTTGCTTCAGCAATCTTTGAAGTTAAAAGAAGACATAAAACTAAATTAAATATTAAAAAGCCGAGGTTCCTATGGATATAATGTTTAAAATGATTAGGGACCATGAGGGTTATAGGATTAACCCATACAAAGATACTGAAGGTTATCTCACAGGTGGTATTGGCCACAAGTTTACCAAAAAGGATTTCCAAGAGTGGGACCCTAATTGGGATGTTGATACGAAGAAAGCCTATTGGAAAGATAGGTTTGTAGAGGATATTGATACAGCATACAATCAAGCTAAGAAGATCCAGAAGGAATTTAATATAGATGATACAAATGAAATAGTAACTGCTGTATTAACCGATATGGTCTTTAACCTAGGGGCTGGGGGTGTGAGAGGATTTCCAAATTTCCTCAAAGCTCTTTCGAAGAAAGATAAGGCTAGAGCTGTTAAAGAGATGAAGACTAACTCTAAAGGTGGTAAGAGTCTCTGGTATAAACAGGTTGGTAGAAGAGTAGATGATCTAGCAAAACTCATAGAAGAGAATCTATAATGAATGTAATTGATGATGCACCTGGAGTGGTTATAGCCAGTCCCGAAGATATACAACTGATGGAAGAGAAGGAACTTCAATTCCATCAGGAAGTTGAGGGCGAGTTGGATGAAGAGTTGCTGCAGTCTTCACTAGCCTCTCATATTATTGCACAATTCCAAATTAATAAAGATGCTAGAGCAACCTCCGGGATAGAGGAGAAGATGCTCCAGTCCCTTAGGGCTTATAATGGACATTACGACCCTGAAGACTTAACAAGAATCCAAGAGTCTGGTGGATCTGAAATATTCATGAACATCACTCCTACTAAGTGTAGAGCTGCGATGTCATGGATTAGAAGCATTCTCTTACCTGCTAAGGAAAATGCTTGGTCACTTTCTCCAACTCCAGTTCCAGAGATACCTAAAGAAACTAGGGAAAAGATTAGAAAGAAGGTAGAATCATTTGTAACTTCCGAGAAGCCTGATAACTCTCCAGTCGATGCAGCTTCCAAGTTACAGGAACAAAATCAAATACAGGCTGATATAGAGGAAGCTATTAGGGATGAGATATATAAGGTTGCTAGAAAGTCTGTAGAGAAATTTGAAAAGCAAATAGAAGATGAATTAGCTGAAGGTGGTTGGGAGGATGCTCTTAGTGACTTCATAGAAGACTTCTGTGTCTTCCAAGTTGCAATAATGAAAGCTCCTGTTATTACTAGGAGGAAGAGATACACTTGGGAGAATGGAGAGCCTGTAGTCACAACAGATTTTATTTATCTTAATAAGAGAGTATCTCCATTAGATATATATCCTTCACCTAATAGTACCCATATAAATGAAGGAAATCTTTGTGAACACATAAGATTAAGCAGGAAAGAACTTTATAATCTTATAGGTACAGCCGAGTACAGTGAAAGTGATATTCGTGAATTACTTCAGAATGGTAGTATTACAACCTGGCTCAATACTTCAATTGAAGAAGATAAGGTAGTTGAAGAATATAGGGGAGATTCTTCCAGTGCGAATAAAGGTGTGTACCATGGAATACATTATCATGGAACCGCATCCTATGAACAACTAGCAGAATTTGGAATCCCACCAGAGAGTTTAGGTGAGGATAAGGACAAAGAGTTTGATATTGAAGCTATACTTGTAGGGGATAGGGTTATTAAGGCAGTTTTAATGGATGACCCGCTCTTAAGGAGACCCTACTATAAAGCATCCTTTCAAAACATTCCTGGCAGCTGGTGGGGAAGAAGTTTACCTGAGTTGATGAGAGATATCCAAAGGATGTGTAATGCAACTGCAAGAGCTCTGAGTAACAATATGTCTATCAGCTCAGGCCCACAAGTGGATGTTAATATTGATAGATTAGCTGCTGATGAAGAGATTGAGGGTATGAGACCTTGGAAAGTATGGCAGACTACATCAGATCCTACAGGAGCTGGTGGTAGGGCTATATCTTTCTGGCAGCCTAGTAGTAATGCTAATGAACTACTAGCTGTATATAAAGAATTTGAACTTAGATCAGACGATGCGACAGGTATACCCAGGTATGCTTATGGTAACTCCCATGTAGGTGGTGCAGCTGCAACCGCATCAGGACTGTCTATGCTGTTAGAGTCTGCGTCTAAGGGTATTAAAGATGCTATTAGACACATAGATGATGGACTCATTAGGCCAAGAATAGAGTATCAATTCTATTATGATATGATTACAAACCCAGACTCTGATTTTACTGGAGATGTGAAGGTTATCGCTAAAGGATCACAAGCCTTAACAATGAAGGCTGCACAGGAGATGAGAAGGAATGAATTCCTTCAGATCATCTCAAATCCAACTATATTCCAGATTGTTGGTGTTGAAGGTTTAGCTGAGATCCTAAGGGAGATGAGTAGATCTCTTGGACTAGGGGAGGATATAATCCCAAGTAGAGTTGAACTCAGGATGAAGCAGAAGAAGTTAGAACAGATGCAAGCACAACAGCAACAGCAAGAAGCTCAAGCTAAGGAGAATCAAGCTGCTGTTGGAGTACAACAAGTTCAAATCCAAACTGCACAAGCTGAACAAGCCTCTCAAAGAGCTGCTGCCCTTAAGGATAAAGAACTCCAGCTTAAAGCTGCTGATAAGGAAAAAGATAGACAACTTAGGGTTATGGAGCTTGAGGCTAGGAGAGAAGAGAGTGTAAATAAAAACACCACAGCAATAGTCAAGCAACAATCTGAGAATGCTCAGAAGGATAGAAGTGAAAATAAAAAAATAGCTATGGAGTTATCAACAAATGTCCCAGAGAATTTCCAACCTAGGCGCTGATTCCCTATCTAGGATAAAGGCTGGTGATTGGGGATTCTTTAAGAGAATTCTACAAAGTGAACTAGAGGCCACTAGTGAAGAGCTTTTAGAATTCCCTATAGAAAAAGTGGAAGAGTTAAGAGGAAGAGCAAAGTTATTAAAAATATTGTTGGAAATAATTCCAACATAAACCCTACAACCTGTAATTTGTGTATCTCTGAGAATCATTATTTAATTATAATCTCTTAGAACCATACAAGGCAGATTACACTGGAGGCTAAATGGATTTAGAGAAACTGCACGAGGAAGAGAAAGCACTGGACAAGTTGGTTTATGGAGAAGAGGAAACTCCTACTTCACCCCAGGAAGAAGAGGTAAAGACTGAGGATAAGGTTGAGGAAGAAAGTAAACAACCAGAAGTAGATCAGAAGCCTAAGAAACCTAGAACCTCTTGGAAGAAAAGGTACACTAACTACAAAGCAACAACTGATAACACTATCTTTGAATTGAGGAAAGAACTCGCTGCTTGGAAGTCTCAAGTGGCCTCTAAAGATTCTATCGTTGAGGATCTTCAGAAGGAGTTATCCAAATTAAAACAAAAATTAACCGAGAAGGTTGATCCATTCGAAGGTGTTATCACTAAGGAAGATGAGGATCTTATAGGTCCTGAAGCTGTTGAGATTATTAAAAAGGCTGTTAAATCCAGACCAACAACTGATGACAGTAGGTATCAGATGTTGCAAGAGGAGATAGAGTCGCTCAAGCGAGAGAAACGTGAGCAACTTAAACGAGAGGCTGAGGCTGTTGAAAAAGACTCTCTGTTGAATTTAAAGAGAAAGCTTACAGCTCTAGTACCAGATTGGGAAACTCTTGATCTTGAGGATGGGTTTAAAGAGTATATTAATGATGCTGATCCAGCTTCTGGATTACCAAGGTCTAAATTCTTTTTGAATGCAGTCAGTACCTTTGATGTTGAAAGGGTGGCATCTTTCTACAATGCATATAAAGCTCTAAAGCCAAAAAGTAAAGAAGAAATATTAGAGAGTAAGGTGACTCCCGCAGGTGGAGGGTCTGAAGAGAACGATAAGAAAGTTGATGAGAGTAAGAAGATTTATTCGATTCAAGATTATAACCGTTTTATGGATGACCTTGCTAAAGGGAAATATAATAGTACAGCACAACTAAGAAAAGAAGCAGCTGTACTGGAAAGAAAGTTCGACCTGGCCATTATGGAGGGTCGTATGAGGTAATTTAAAATGGCAAATGGCGTATCAAGGGCATTAGATGCCAATACTAGTTATAGTGGTAATTATCCTACAATCGCATCTGATAGTACTTCCAAATTCATCCCGATGATTTGGTCGAAGAAGATGCTGAAAAATTTCTATGCTACCACAGCGTTCATGGAAATTGCATCTACTGACTATACTGGTGAAATTTCAGGTCAGGGTGATCAGGTAATTATCACCACAACTCCTGCTATCACTATCAATGACTATTCAGTTGGTCAGACGCTTTCTTATGAGGTACCTGAGAAAGCAAACGTCACGCTGAATATCGACCAGGCTATGTAATTTGGCCTGTTTAAAGTTTAGCTTAATAACGGGGTAAAATCCGAAACAATGTAATCCCTTAGAGTAAGGTGAATCATGATATTTAATACAAGTACCTTAGGGTATAAGTTACTTAGTGGACAGTTAAGGAAGAACAGGAAACATTCTGAACAATTAAATAAGTACCTTGCTGGTTATATAGATGGAGATGGGTGTTTTTCTATAGGATTTAAAAAAAGACAAGATGGATTCTATGGAGTAAGAGTTAGATGTCTAGTGTCATCAGGATTTAATATAGATTGTGATGGACAACTATTAAGAGCGTTTAGGGATTTTTATAACCTTGGTAGTATAACTATAATAGAAAAGAAGAACCCTAAACATCACCCAATAACTGTCTGGGAATTAGGTTGCAAAGATACTCAAATATTATTTAATAGGATTGGAAAACACTTAAGAGTTAAGGGTACTCATGCTGAAAACCTTATTTGGTTATATAACAACTTAAAAGATATAGATCTAACAAAAGATCATATTAAGGAACTTAGAGAATTTTCAGATTGTTCAAGAAAGAATAGTAAATGGTTAAAACACCCTAAGCACCCCTCTTGGGCTTGGGTGGCTGGAATGGTAGATAGCGACGGTTCTTTACAGTATTCTATTAGATATAGGAAAGATAGGAAGAATCCATCCAATGTTCTATTAATTGCAGTTACCGCAGCTGAAAAGGATGAACATATTATTAACTTCTTACATAAAGCTTTTCGTGGTAGAGTTAGGCACCAAGAGAAATTAAAAGCATATACTTGGGAGAGGGCTTTAGGTAAACAAAATGAAAAGTTTGCATTACCTTTCTTAAAGAAGTTAAGAAAATATTCCTGTATTCCACATAAGTACACTAAGATAAATGAGATGATTAAATTTCATGAAGATAACAAGTTGCAGAGACTAAGCGCTAAACACTCAAAAAGAGTAAACGATAGTCCAAATAATTAAGACCTATTTGAAATCATGGTCTTTCAGGCTTGACGATATTGACGATGTACAGTCCTCTCTCCCACTGATGGAGAAGTTCACCGCAGATGCTGGTGAGAGACTGAAGATTGCAATTGATCAGGACTGCCTTGAGTATGTTGTTGGTAAGGCTGATTCTGATAATAGAGGTAATACAGCAGGTGCGATCAGTGGAAACATTGATCTCGGTGCAGCTGGTGGTACTAACGGAAGCTTGGCTCTGTCTGTAACCAGCTCTAACGCAACTGATTTTATTGTTGACTTCAATACCGTATTGGATGAGGCCAACATCCCGAGCGAGAATCGTTGGGTAGTTCTTCCAGCATGGTTCTGTGCTCTGCTCAAGAAGTCTGATTTGAAACAGGCTGATATCACTGGCGACAGTACTGGTGTACTGCGGTCTGGTGTGATTGGATTGGTTGACCGTACTAAGGTTATCCAGTCTAACAACCTGTACCATGCAACTGAAGGTACTGCTGAATTGTTCTACTGCCTTGCAGGAACTAAAGAAGCTATGACCTTCGCCCTTCAGCTTACTAAGACTAGCACTCTTGAGATTCCGGATTCTTTCGGTACCTATATGAGAGGACTGTCTGTGTATGGTAGGGAAGTTGTACAACCGACTGCACTCGTAGAGGCTGTTGCAATTAGAGGCTAATTGAACAATAACCGTGCCCGACCCCCTGGTCCAGACATGATCTGTATTATGGTCGGGCCTTCTTGTATGAGGATAGTTCTTATGAAGTTTAAGTTGTATAAGAATAAAAAGAATGGCGGGTTTTACATGCTTACTGAAAAGAAAGTTAAGAATGAACCTGGCCTGTGGGAAGAGACTACTCTGGAAGAGTTCAGTAGGGATGAGCTTAAAGAGAAGTTGAAAGAAGCTGGTGTTGAGTTTAAAGGGAACGCATCAACTAGTACCTTAAGGGAACTTTATAATGAACTTCCTTGAATTAGTAAAAGCAGTTAGAAGTAGGGTTGGTATGCAGGGTACCGGCCCTTCTTCCGTAACTAGTGCAACCTCAGCAGAATTAGATTTAGTTAATGCTGTATCTGATGCTTGGGTAGACATCCAGCTTTTCAGAAAAGATTGGAAGTGGATGAGAGACACCACTAGTTTTCTATTATCTGTTGGGACTACAACCTACACTATCTCTGATATATTTGGGCCTAATGATAGACATTCCCATTGGTTGTTGAATACCTTCTATATTGTTGTGAATGGAAAGAAACAACTACTCAAGTTCATAGAGTATGATAGGTACACATACAACCACAGGGATGACGATGAGAACTATCAACCAACTGAATTTACTATAAGGCCCTGGGATGAAGCTGTAATATTTCCATCTCCTGATAATACGTACACAGTATATGCAGACTACCAGAAGTCCCCACAGGAACTTACAACAAACACAGATGAACCAGAATTACCTATCCAGTTCCATAGACTGATAATGTATGCAGCTATTGAGAAGTATAGTGTTGTTATAGTAACTCCAGAAATATTCAATCAATATTCAACTCAGTATGCTACTATGATGGGCCAGCTCATGAGGAGCCAAATAGAAAGTAAAAGAATTTATCCTGGTGGGTTAGCATGAGAGCAAAGAGAGTTTCATTTAATAGAATGAGATCTGTCCCAGTTAAGATTGAGGGTGGTTTAAATGAGAACGTATCCTCAATAGAACTTAGGGGTGGTGAATTAATTACTTGTTTAAACTACCAATTCTTTGAAGGATCATCTGGTGGTTATGTTTCCATAGAAGGATTTGAAAGGTATGATGGCCAAACATCCCCATCCTCTATAGCAGCAAGTGAGACTGATGATACTGATAGGGAAGCAGCTAGAGCAGCTATAGGGGAAGTTCCAGGAGAGGGTGCAGTTCTGGCAGTGAAGGTATTTGAGGGGAATGTATATGCCTTCAGGAATAAAGTAGGTGGTGCAACTGCTGGGATGTATAAAGCTACTTCTTCTGGTTGGGTTGAAGTTGATACTTCAGCTAACCCACTTAATCCAGATGGGGATTACAATTTTATTGAATATAACTTCTTCGGTTCTTCCAGTACTGTATCTATGTATTGGACTGATGGGGTTAATAAAGCTAGAGCTTTTGATGGGACGACAGTGACTGTGATAGACAACGCTGGTATGGACCCGAATGATCAACCTATTAATCTAGCAGCACATAATGAAAGACTTTGGTTAGTGTACCCAGGAGGGTCTCTACAATATAGTACAACAGCAGATCCGAATGACTGGACTACAAGTGCAGGGGAATTTGGGTTAGGCAGGGAAATCACTGATTTGATTGTTGGAGTTGGTGGTACCCTTATAATCTTTTGTGATAAATCAATTAAGATACTCAAAGGTTCCAGTACATCCGACTGGGTATTGGAAACTTTTTCAGATATATCAGGTGCCTACGAGAAGACAGCCTTTAGGATGTTTGGTACTGTGTACCATATGGATGGTAGGGGTGTTACTAGTCTAACTGCAGTACAAGAATTTGGTGACTTCGGTTCTAATAGTATATCTCAGAAAGTTTATAAGACACTGCAGGAAAACAAGAATAGTGTAACAACCGCCACAGTATCAAGAATTAAGAACCAATATAGACTCTACTTTGATTCTGGTCTGGGTGTTTATTTCTCATTTTATAATAAACAACTTAGAGGTGTCACCCTAGTAGACTTTGGAATCCCAGTTATGTCTGTCTCTGAAGGATTAGACTCTAATGGTGATGAAGTTATATTCTTTACATCCTCTAGTGGTTATGTGTACCAAATGGATGTTGGGACCTCCTTCGATGGGTCAGAGATTCCTACTAAACTTTCAACATCTTTTTACCACTACGGTTCCCCAAGGTTGTGGAAGAAGTTTAGAAGTATTGAATTTGAAGTAGCATCATTAGATCCTATTGATGTTTTAATTAGAACTCTGTTTGATTATAGTGGATCTCACCTCCCAGTATCTGGTAGTATTACCAAGTCACTCACTGGAGCTGGGTCTCTGTGGGGAACTGGTGTTTGGGGAACAATGACATGGGCCACTGGGGAATCTACTAATAGATTTATCCATTACATAAAAGGCCTAGGATCTAATATGAGTATCTCTTTTATAACTTCCTCAAAGTACAGTAGGCCACATACATTGCAGAACTTTACAACTGATTTCGAATTAACAAAGAGGCAATTATAAATGTCTAAATATTACGATAGTTCTGGGAAAGAAGTCTATGATGCTGAGGTTGCAGAAGCTTCAGATCTGAATACTATCAATACAGCCATAGATACTGGGTTTGATCTTGTAGAGGCAGATATAAATGATCTTGATGACACTACCGAATACTGGTCAAATAAATCCCAATCGTGGGCTACTGAAGCTGAAGACACTGAGGTTGAGCCTGGACAATACTCCTCCTTACACCATGCAGCTAAGTCTTCTGCATCAGCAACTGCTGCACAGACAGCACAGACAGCAAGTGAATCAGCACAGGCAGCCTCAGAGACGGCAAGGGATCTCTCTGTAGCAGCTAAAGACGATTCAGTGGCAGCTAAGGTAGCTAGTGAAACAGCTCAAGCTGCAAGTGAAGCAGCTCAATTGGCTAGTGAATCGGCCAGAGATAAGGCCCAAGAGTGGGCTGATAACGCTGAGGATGTTGAGGTTGAGACTGGTAAGTACTCTGCACTACACTGGGCTGCTAAGGCAGAGGCATCTGCTGCAACTATAACACCCCCAAGCGATGCAGTATATGATGCTACTTGGGATGGTGATACAACTAACTCAGCTAGTAAAAATGCAATCTACGATAAGATAGAATCATTATCTAAAAGTGATGTTGGGTTAGATAATGTAGACAATACTAGTGACGCTGATAAGCCCATCAGTACAGCTCAGGATGCAGGGTTAGTCTCGCAGGATAGTGATACTGGTGCTGCTGAGATACCAGCAGGAACGACTCTACAGAGACCTACAGGTGCTAGTGGTCATTTAAGGTATAACTCGGATAATGATGTATTTGAAGGTTATGTGAATGGATCTTGGAAAAATATAGGATCTGTTAATTGGCAATCTGTATCCACCACTGATGTTACTGCATCAGCCTGGTATGGGTACCAGTTTAATACAACCACAAGTGGTTTAACTCTTACATTACCTGCTAGCCCGAATATAGATGATACAATTAGTTATAAAGATTCTTACAAAACTTTTGATTCAAATCCGTTAACACTTAACTTAAACGGGAATAAATTAGAAGGCCTTTCAACTTATGTTGATTATAATAAAGGATCTTCAGTTACTCTAGTCTGGTCGGGAGACTCTTCTGTAGGATGGATAAAAGTAGCAGCTGTATATGAAGATATAACCCCATTACTTGGGAACTCATTGCGTGGAGGGATAATAGGGTTAGATTTTGAAAAAACAGGAGCTAATGAGGTGACATTCTCATCTGGGTCTTGTAAGTGTTCAGATGGATTACGTACACTAGTTCTAACATCTACACAAGTGCTCTCTTCTTTATCAACTACAGCTGATGCAAAGATTTATTTTTTCTTGACAGATAGTGGAGTTATTAAAACTGATACTAATATCAGCGGGACGAACCTAACAGATGAAAGTTTCCGGTTTGTCGGAATGGTTAAGAATGACTCTTCAGGGGTTATTATCCCATTTTTACAAGCTGGGGATCTTATTACATATGCACAATATTCGAAAACTATATTTGCAACAAACCCAGTTACTGGGACTACTTACACGTCAGTTGACCCTAGTAATTTTATATCTGAGAGAACAACCCAAATATCAGTTGGGGCTCATGTAACTTCAAATTATGAACTTAGAATGTCAATAGATGGTACTAATACTGTAGGAGCTTTTGGGTGTTTAGCCACTGGAGCAGATACTGACGCTTATGTTTGGGGTAGAGTACCAATATTACTACCTTATAAGGCTGGATCTTTCTATGTAGCCACGACAACTGGACAAACCGTATCATCAATCGCATTACATACTTTTAATATGGGTAGATAAAATGGCAGAAGGATTATTAGATAATATAGGAGCCACTACTCCTACAGACCCAACTAGTATTAGCCAGGATGCTCAAGATACCTCTAAGGCGTTAGGTGTATCATATGAAGACCTAGCTAAGACTGAAGAACAAAGACCAACAACTGACTTCCAAGACTATGATGCAACTAAGGTTGGGAATCAGATAGAAACTAATGTAGATTTTAAACCAACATCTTCTTATATTGATGAGGCTAAAGATACTGTTGCTGGGCAACTAAATACACTCTTAGCGGATGATAGCCCATATATCCAACAGGCTAAGCAGAGTGCATTAGAACAATCCGCAGCTAGAGGTTTGCAGAACACTACATTAGCAGCAGAAGCTGGTAGGACAGCAGCTATTAAAGCTGCCCTCCCAATAGCTCAACAGGACGCTCAAACGTTCGCAGAGTTTGAGAAAGCCAGGCAGGGTGCTGAGTATAATGTAGAGAATATTAAAGCTGAGGCTATAGTCTCTAGTGAGATGGTGGAGCAGAAAGCTGCTATCACAGAGAAGACCCAGCAGATTAATAATGCCTTCCAAGCTAGGATGGCTGGAGCTGATGAACAAAGTAAAGTTTGGCTAGCTGATCTACAGAATTCTTACAACGTTGGGTTACAGAATTTAGATGCAACTTTGAAACAGACTCTCACTGAGATGGAGTTAAATGCACAGCAGTCCCAGGGGGTTGCTGATGCTAGTGCTGCTATTATGCAGAACTATCAAGTGTCAGTTGAGAACATGATGACAGACCCAGACTTCCTTAACTTAGGTGCAGATGCAGTTAATAACGCAATTAATCAACTTCAAACACTAGCATCCAATAGTATCAAGTTTATAGGTAAGTCTCAGGGTATTGATATGGACCCATTCGTTGATGCATACTTATCTGACTTGGATGTATTACAATCTCCACCTGAAGAGACAGAATGATAACAATACAAGAAGAAAAGATTACTGACAAGCTCTTGGATGAAATAGAGCCCCTATTGGAAGAGACAGCTAAAGAGACTGGGGATCTCAATGGGGAGTTTAAGGTTAATAGGTTGATGTATATTCGTATGTCAGATATTGGAGTATATGCAGCTATAACAGCTAGGGACTCTAAAGGTTCTCTAGTAGGGTATGCAGGATACACCGTATCTCCTCATCTCTATTACCAGCAGTATGTTATGGCAATGCAGGATGTTATCCATGTTAGTAAGTCTCATAGGAAAGGATTTACTGGTATTCGATTGTTTAAAGAGAGTGAAAAGATTCTAAAGGATAATCATAATGTTAATTTGATTATTCAGAATTCAACACAAAAAATAGATTTGAGTAATTTATTCTATCGTTTAGGTTATAGAGACAGCGATAGGATGTTTCTAAAGGAGTTAATATAATGGCTATTGGGACTTGGGCTGGTGGTGTAATAGCTAGTGCTGTAGTGGCAACAGCTTACGTAGAAGCTACGACTGCTGTTTTAGCTGCTATTATAAACGGAGCTATTATAGGGGCAGTTGTAGGTGGGTTCTCTGCTGCCATTATGGGTGGTGATATAGGAAAAGGTGTGCTCTATGGGGCTGTAGGTGGTGCTGTGACTGGTGGTATAGGTGCCTATATGTCTGGAACCGCAGGTGGCGCTGGCGCTGGGGCTACTAGTGGCGTAGGCTCTAGTGTGAACGCTGGTACACAATTAGCTCTGCAGGAGGGAACGTATGGTATCTCAGCTTCCTCTGGAGCTAGTGGGGCTAGTGGATCTAGTAGTGGTTTTCTATCTGGAAGCGAGTCTTCTGGTTTAGGTACTTCTATTGCAGAGGGTGCATTCCAAATAGGAGGGGCTGTACTTAAAGGTAAAGCAGCTGAGGAAGCTGCCAAAGAAGCAGCAGATAGGGCAGCTGAAGAAGCACAAAAAGATAGAGATGCAGCTATGGCACAACTGAAAGAACAACTAGCTGCACAGAAGGAAATGCAACCAGCAGATCACTTTGGCGAGGAGTTAGCCTTTAGACGGGAAGAACTCTATGCTAATCTTAAGGAGAAGAAAAGAGAGTTTGATATCCCACTAGAGGAAGCAGAGATCAAAAGAAAGAGAGCTGGTGGAGTACTTGCAGATTTAGCTGCTATTAGGAGAGGAACTTTCAGTAGGCAAGAACCTTCTATCCAAGAACAAGTCTTTCAAAACTCTCAAGGTTATATGCCAGAGACTCCAACTCTTAACACAGAAGGAGAGATAGAAAATGCTTAATGATCCTAGAGCGTTAAGAGATAATAGAGATAGATCTGGAGGAAGAGATCGTTACAGGGGTAGAGGATCTATAGTAAATTATTACGAGGATCTTGGCTTAGCAACAACCGAAGAATCTTACAATGAGTGGAAAGAGCAGGACAATCTCTACCAATCAAGTATGGCTCAAGCAGCGCAAGACCTACAAACAGCTAAAGAGTCTTATAGCAGAGAAAAAGGAAGATATGATAAGGCCCTTAGAAGTTTGCCAGACTTAAATACAGCCTTAGAAAAATCCTGGGAAGAATATAAACGTGGGTTAACTAAAGTTGTTGTAACTGGAAAAGAGGGGATTACAAACCCAAACTCTTCAGCTATAGCTGATTATTATGCTACACACCCAGGGGCAACCACAATGCCACAATCAGAGGTAGATAAGGCTGGGCTGAATAACTGGGAAAGTGACAAAGGGATAAAAGGTACTTTCTATTTACCTAGAGATGTAGTTGATAAGTATAGGCTATCTCGTGGTATCTTTGCTGTAGATAGGGGTCCAAATGAAGTTCATATCACAGGGAAAGATGATCACTATCTTAAGGTTTATAAGGCTCTTAAGCAAGGAGAGGAACAATTAAAAAATAAATACATTCAAACAGCAACACCCCAATTGGCTAATGAACTAGCTCAGGGTAATGCACAACTCTCAGAAGCTAAGGGTGCCCTCGACGCAGCTCAGGCTCAAATAGTTTCAAGGGAGGAGTATTTAAAAGAGACTGATGCACAAAGGCAAGCAGAGATGCAAGCCATTAGAGATAGATATAAAAATAGATTAAGTACACTTAAGGAAATATACGGAGGAATGACTATTGGAACCTAGAGCTGAGGGTAATTTTGTTGATGATCCCAAACTAAACAAAGAAGTTGATGCATATTCCTCTGGTCTAATTAACCTTGTGTATAGTAGGGAAACTAATGGCCAGATATATGAGATCTTAAAGAGTGCCCCACCAGAGACTAGTATACCTCAAGCTGCTCTTCTGGTCAATGATGTGATGGAAAAGAAGCTAACGGAGAGAGGGAAGAAACCTTCGTTGGATGTACTCTTAAATGCTGGTATTCTCTTAATCAAAGAGCTGATTGATGTTGGGCTAGCTGGTGGATTCTTTGAGCTAGAGAAGGATGATGTAATGCCAATCATCCAAGAGACTATGCAACAATACATTGAGAAGGGATTGAAGGATGGTAGTATAGATCCTATAGAGCTCCAACAGGCCACTGAGAAGATTATGCCAGAGGATATGAAGCAGGAGGCACTCCAAGCTGGGGCTCAAGCAGGTGTACCACAAAAGCCTGGTGTTGGTGCAGCTATGGAAATGTATGCCAATGAGAAAGTTAAGAAGGCTAATGCTGGTATGAGGAAATAAATATGTCATCTTATGGATTACTTGGCGGTCTTGGGGAAGGCCTTCAGAATTATTCGTTAGTCTTAGGTGAGAAAAGAAGAGAAGATTGGGCTAACAAGAAAGCTGAACTCCAATATAAAAGAGACCGAGAGCTGGAGAAACTCAGGGCTGAAAATAAGAGAAGACTTGCTGAACAGCAAAGGGGTTGGAAGACTGAAGATATGCAGACCCAGAGGGAGTGGAACCTTCAGGACCAGCAGACAAAAAGAGACTGGACTCTTCAGGACAAACAGACTCAAAGGGATTGGCAGTTAAAGGATAGAGAAGATAAAAGAAAAGAGACTAGAGAAGATTATGTTTGGAAGCTAGGTGAGGCTAATAAAGCTGTAGTAGATACTAAAAAAGAGACTTGGGATGAGTTGATATCCTCTGGTGCTTTAGATGGATATAATAAACAGCAGATGGATGCTATGAAGGCTGCGTATATCTTTGGTATCAAATTACCTAAAGGTGTGAAAGTAAAACCCCCTACAGATAGGATGTGGGAGATTGCCCAAGAGATTGTAACTACTTCAGCTCCTGAAGATGCTAATCCAAAAGATCTTTTATCTTCAATTAAAACAGTAGCTTGGGGTTTAGCTCAAGACCCAGAGACTACTTTCTCTTCTCTTAAAGCTGGAACTCTGGATGAAGGTGAGATTGACTTACCCAAATTAATCTCTCTGGCGAAGAGAGCTTCTGAGGGTAATAGAGGAGCTAAGAAGGAGTATGACATCCTAGCCCAAAAGGTTAAGGAGGGTGTTGGGGTAGATGGTTACAATAAGATTATGGATGTAGTTAACAAAGCAGTTAGAGGTTCTATCAACTCCCCTAAAGAACCAAAAGAGACTGGACGTGGTTTCTTTGGTTCAATGAAAAACTTTGCACAAAGGGATTACCTTCAGAAAGACTTTGAGAAGGAAGTTGATACAACTTACATGACTGATATGGCTAAGAAGTTAGCTTATGAAAAGTGGTTAAAATCTAAAGGAAGATAATGGGTACATTTGATACAGCATTCCCCTGGTTGAACCAAGAGCCAGAGTGGAAATGGAAGCCAATTGAACGGATAGAATCTTCTGTCCAAAGTTCCTTTGGGAGTCTATGGGGTGCTGCTAGTGCAATCGCTGATGTAGCTGGTTTGGAAAAGGCTAGTGATTGGGCTGCTAATAGGTCAGCAGAATTATTAGAGAAAGCTGCTGATCATAATTTACAGAATACTAATTTCTCAGATATTTCATCTCCAATAGAAGCAGGTCAGTATGCGGTTGAACTAATAACAAACCAAGTACCTGATCTGGTACTGATGGTTGCTGGTGGACTAGGTGCTGGTTCTTTAACTGGTAAACTCGCAACTAAAAGTGGCCCTGCAGCTAAGGCAGTTGAAACAATGCTTCATAAGGGTTTCACTAAGAACCTGAAGAATGTTATTAAGGAAGTTGGAGCTGATGTAAGTAAGGATAAAATCTACAAGGAAGCCATTAGGAGAACAGCCAGAGATACTGGAGCTCTTATTGGTGTTGTAGGTTTTGAAGGTGCTCAAGGTACTGGCAGTGAGTACATACAGAATGATAGGCAAGACCCTATAGGTGCTATTGGGGTTGGTCTAGCCCAATCAGCAATTGCAGCTTTCAACCCAGTGAATAAAGTCCTAGCAGGTAAGCTCCCGAAAGGAAAGCTTAATTTCCTAGCTATGACTGGTGGGGAGGCTGCTGAAGAGATGGGTCAAGAGATTCCAGCTATGATGTATGAGGCTGGTCTTGATCCTAATAAAACCTTCGGTGAGATCCTCTCCAGTGATGAGGGGATTGATAGGCTAATAGAGAGTGGAGTTGGTGGTGCTCTCTTAGGTTCTGTCTTTGGTGGAGGTACTCATTTTCTCACTAGAGAGAGTAAACCAGAGATACAAACAGAACCTAGCCAACCTAGTTGGCAAGAGAACCTTGAGAAGATTATTGCT